ACTCTCCTTCTCTTTCTGTAGGGGCTAGATAATCCATATTATGCCCTAATACACGTTCGCTAGATAATTTATATTTTGTTATTAAACATTCTCTATTTTTCCCTTGTAAGCTCCAACTCCATGACATAAGTTAATAAACTCTCACTTGTTTTTTACCGATTTCGGGAATTCTATCATCTTTAGGATGAGCTATCAATAACATATCCCGCATTTTACTCAAAACTTGCGTCATTGTATCTACTACATCATTAGACTCAGCATTAGGGAACGCTGCTATATCCTCTAGGAATTCATCTGCCATAGGACGGAGTTTAATGTAATTAGGAGGTTGCGCTGGCAGCCATACGAGTCCTGCTTCGATTAAATGAGTGATCTTATGCACTCTATCATTTTTATTTCCCTTAGGAAGGTAGGGGACAACATGTACCCCTCCTTTAACTAGATCACGTATTAAAGGATCACCTGAAGCTTTAGCCTCAATGATGCACATATCAACAGTTCGCCCTTTTAATGCTGGATTATGCATCTTTCCTGTGTCATTATAATCAGAGTATAGTCTCTTTGCCATTTCTCTAAGTTCAGGGTAACCAACCCTACCTTTCCAACTCGAGAGAAGTATTATATTACTTATCCAGTTTTCATCATAGAACATTCCCCAAGTCGTACAAGCGGAATAACATGCGCTTTCTAGATCAGAGAAGGCAGTGTCCCATGATTGTACAGTAAATTCAATTTCTGGCCTCTGTTCATGTTTCCACCATTTAAACCAATCAGTTTTGATAATGCCACCGCCTTCTGGGCTAGGACGTTGCTGATATTGGCCAGCAAATCCCATCTCTCCAATATTATTCTTTATTTTCTCAATTTCTTTGACTGAAGTATGTGCAGGCCAAAGCAGTTCTTTATCCTCTTGCCTGGGGTCTTGCCAAGGTTTGCCATTAGTGCTTGGCAAGACAATAGTAGCAGCATGTCTTTTACTCTCAAACTCCATTGGCAAGATAAGCTTCGTATATTCATTAAAATGGTCATTGCTTATCGTATAACCAGATACGTCCAGTTGATGCATTCTTTGCTGAACAATAACCCTGCAGCCTGTTTCTCTATTATTTAATCTACTGCCCCAGATTTGGGTCAACCATTCAAGTCTTGCTTCCCTATCAGCCGTACTAAATCTATCTTGAACATTATTAGGATCGTCAGCAATTAGTATAGTTCCTCCTTCTCCAGTCATAGATCCCTTAGAAGAAGTAGCAAGACGGTATCCTTTTAGGTTATTATCGAACCTCCCCTTTGTATTCTGATCTTTAAGCAATTGATATCTATTGCCCCAATTTTCCTGATACCAAGGAGACATAATCAAAGAACGACAAAACCGCGAATCTCTATTGGCAAGAGAGATAGCATAGGAGGAACATAAAAACTGTTCTTCTGGAGCATGTAGCCATACCCAAGCAGGAAAGGCCACAGAGATGATTGTTGATTTACAGCAACGAGGGGGGATGTTGATTAATAGATTGCGTATTTGCCTCTTATATAAGGCTTCCAGATGCTCACAGATAGCCTGTATGTGCCATCCATCTACAAACTCTAATTTTCCTGCTATCCAAGGCCATGCTTGTTTTAAAAATTCATGCAGGGATAATTCAGCAGCGAGGGTTTGCTTTAGCTTTATTAAACGGAAGAGCTCTTGTTGATCAAAAGCTTGCTCTTTAACAGTTAAATTTCTCATAAACAAAATCGTCTAACAAACCTTCTAAATCTTCCTTAATTAAGCTCAGATGCTCCTTTTTTAGATAAAGGATAGGGATTTTTCGTTTGCTATATTCTTTCGTTATCGCGGATGTAGAACTTTCCAATGTGATTAAGAAAATAACTACTAAATCTTTATTCACAACCGCTGTTCTAGGTTGGAAAATCAATTGCGATTCCTTTTCTGCTTTGAGAGTTATCCTTACTGCAACAGTAAGATGGTCAGATTCTTTCGCAATTATAAAATAATGATCAATTTTCTCAATATTTTTAACAACTTTTTCAATATTTTTAGACATTTAATACATTTTTATGAAGATTTCTCTTGGATATTACAATAGAATTATATAAAATGTCATCATTATTAATGCAATTCTAAATAAAAAGCTTTAAATTAATATTTTATTGTTAAACGTGCAAGAAGAATTACAACAGGACATCGTTATGCAGGAAGCTCCTCTTATTGAAGAAGAGGTAGAGGAAGTAGAGCATGATGTTCAATTTGATGCTAATCTAGCTATTGATTTTCCTGAGAATGGCTTAAAACGCCTTGCAAGCGATCTTTTGGAGTCAGTTGAGGAGGTTACGAAAGCCCGCAAGGAGTGGATAGACAACGTTGAGAAAGCCATTAAATATCTCGGCCTTAATCTAGAAGACCTAGAAAATATCCCCTTCAAACAGGCTACCAGAACTTTTGACAGCACTTTCCTTACTTGCGTTATCAAAGCTTATGCTACGACAAGATCAGAGCTTTTGCCTCAGAATGGTCCAGCTGGTTATTTGATAGAAAGCATTGAAAGCGATGCCTTAGAAGAAGAAGCAACGCATTATAGAGATCAGCTCAATTATTTTCTTACTGTTGTTGACAGCGCATATTATCCTGATTTTGAAAAGTTTCTGCTTTATACCATTGTCTACGGCAGTGGCTTTAAGAAAGTATGGTATGACAAATTATTAAATCGCCCTAAATCGCGGTTTATTATGCCAGAAGATTTTGTCATTGACAGCGATTGCAGTTCTATCCTTGAGTCTAATCGCCTCACGCATATTCTACGTCTATCCAAGCGCGAGATCATTTTAAATCAACAAAACGACTCTTATTTGGATGTAGAGCTTCCTTATCTTAAATCTTCTTACTCCTCTGAAATCGAAGAAGATGAAGATTATGTTAGCGTTACTAGACTGAAGGATGGCACTGATCTTGAAATGTATACTAAGAGGTCATTATTCCCTATCTATGAAGTACATACTTATATCAATTTAGAAGATTACAAAAACGATGTGAATATGGCAAACGCTCCAGAAGTGCCGCTGCCATACATCATTACGATAGATAAAATTTCGATGAAGGTTTTATCTATCCGCAGAAACTGGGATGAAAACGACCCAGAGAAGAAAAGAAATAATTTTTTTGTACATTATAAGTATCTGCCAGGATTTGGCGTATATGGAATTGGGCTTGCTCAAATGATGGGTTCTAATGCTATTTCATCAACGCAAATGCGCCGTCAATTATGCGATGCTGCTTCCTTTAAAAACTTTCCTGGAGGACTTAGAACTAGAGGCTTTAAACAGCAAAATGATGAGATAATTATCGGACCTGGTCAATGGCCTTCTGTTGATACTGGCGGCGTTCCTATTAGCGAAGCTTTTATGCAGCTTCCTTATGCCGAGCCTTCTCTAACATTAAAAGAGCTATGGCTACAGACCAATGAAAGCATGAGAGAACAAAGCTCTGCTAGCGATATGGGCATTCTTGATTCAAAAGAAGATATTCCCACTGGTACCGTCATTGCTGCTCTAGAGCGTAAAAACGTCATTCAATCATCTTCACTGCGGTCATTTCATGGTTCTTTATCGCATGAATTGCAGCTAATCGATCAAATCTTCAGAACCATCGCGCAAGATTATATTCGCGAAGAGATTAAAATAATACCAGTTTCCGACCCTTCCGTAAACTCCTCATTGCAAAGAGTGATGAAGGCAGAAGCGATATTGAGAACTAGCTCGCAAGCTCCAGAGCTGCACGATATGCACGCCATCTTCAAGATGGTCTACAAGGCATATGGGCTTGATGAGAAACAAATCGATGAAATATTGCCAAAACAAGAAATGCAGCCGCAAGGTGAAGAACAAGCAGGCATAGACCCTAATGCTCTAATTATGGCTGATATACAGCAAAAAGCGGCAGAAGTGGAAGCTAAAGAGAGAATAGCGACAGAGAGAGCTGAAACTGATGTCTTCAAGGCGCAACTCGATTTTGAGAAGGAAAAAGCCAAGATCGAATCAAATGAAGACATTGCCCAATTAAAGTCTGAAACCGAATTAACCAAACAAGGAGTATCCCAAAATGAATACTAAAAAAGATATGAAGAAAGACATGAAGAAAGATAAGGATTGCGACAAATACTCTGCTGGCGGCATGGCAAAATATGCCGCTGGCGGAGTTGGTAAGATAAGGCATGAACAATCGACGTCGGAAGGCAACCCTAAGAAAATGAGAAGGGAAAAAGTCAAAGGCTGTACATGATCCATCGCGTAATTATAGACAAGATCGCCGAAGAAAAGGCTCTGACAGAGGCATTTGTCACTAATGGACAGATTAACGATATAGCTGTGTATAGGTTCTACATTGGCAAAATACAGGCTTTTCAAGATGCGATAGACATAATTATTAATATATTTCAAGAGAAGAAAGATGAATGAAGAAGATGAATACGGAAGCTGTGAAGATCCAGGAATTGAAGATCCTTTTGATGAAGAGTGGAAAAAAGCTGAAATAAGTAAATTTGATCATCTCCCTTTGCGTAGTTGGCATGTGATCGTACGTCTATACACTGCTCCCTCAAAAACTAAATCTGGATTGATAATACCTCCCCGCACTCATGACGAGCAAAGATATCAAAATTGTGCTGGCTTAGTCATTAAGGTTGGCGATGGAGCTTATAAAGGCGA